CTTTTAATGATGGTACTCATAGAGAATTTTATTGGAATAGTGATAGCGCAGAGGCAACAGGTGCAGACACTCACGACGGAGTAAGATATTATAGTAATGGTTTTCAAATAGTAGGAACCAATGCTGGTTGCAATGGTGATGGTAACGATTATATATATGTAGCATTTGGGGACAATCCAATGAAAACAGGAAACGCATTTTAACAAGGAGATAATAATATGTATGAGTATGTAAATGGAAAAGCTATGTGGGCAAAGATAACATCACCTAACACGATGTTTACTCCACATAAATATAGTGTAACTGTATTGACTGACCAAGATACTGCTACTAAACTTGAGGGTTTAGGTTTAACACAAGTTAGAGATAGAGCAGGTCAACCTAAATACGAAGAACCAGCGTTCACGTTTAGCAGACGAGCTGAAAAGAATGATGGGACTGCTAATCCAGCACCTAAACTAATTGATAGTGATAACAA